TGGATGGCTGGTATGTCAGCTCCGGCATACATGAACCTGTCCAAGGAGATGATTCATGGCGACCTGTACCTCGACAAGATCCCATATGTCCGCCAGTCCAAGAAGCTGCGGGTGGGTTTACGTTGGTCGGGCAACAAGCAGTTTGAGGCTCAGCACCACAAGCTGTTCCCAGCACCCCTATTCTTCGATGCCGTCAAACGGGACGACGTAGAGTTTATCAGTCTGCAACGGGACGCCGACTTGGAATACAAGCCCGATTGGGCGCAAACGGTGCCCCTTGATACATGGTCTGACACCCAAGCCGCCGTCAGTACCTGCGACCTCGTAATCTCGTCCTGTACGTCCGTAGGCCACCTTTCTGCGGCAATGGGTGTGCCAACGTGGGTTGTCATTCCTGTAATGGGGTATTATCTGTATGCGGAACCCGGTCCCAAGACGCCCTACTACAACTCTATGCGGCTGTTTCGCCAGCAGAAGTATGGCGACTGGAGCCATCCTTTTGATGAAATCAAAGCCCTAAACTACGAACATGAACTACTGTCTGATAGAGAATAACGCCATTGTTGATGGGCCTCGCGGTCTGCCCCGCGCATGGCGCAATGTGTCCGGCCTCAACTGGCTAGACAATGATGATCTTCGTGCCCTTGGATGGCTTCCGGTTCGTATTGATGAGGGTGCCGTAGACGAGAAGTTTGTTGGCTCTACGTTCAACATCGATCCGTATGAGGTAGTTGAGGTAAAGCTGTGGCGGGCTTACACGGCTGAGGAGAAGGCTGAGATTGACACGCAGAAGGCGGCTGCCGTGCGCCGCGAACGCAACACCAAGCTATCCGAGTGCGACTGGACCCAGCTTAACGACACCCCGTTGGACAATCCATCCAAGGTGGCGTGGACTACCTACCGTCAGTCTCTCCGCGACATTCCCGCCCAATCCGGCTTCCCGCACAACGTAATCTGGCCCGCAAAGCCCTGATATACTTAGGCTATGGCCCAGATTCAAAAAGGCACCACTTATGGGACGACCTCACCGTCGAATCTCGTAACCTCGACCAACCTCAACAATCACGTTGATGATGCCGTTTTGCTTCCGGGAGCCATCACCGACCAAACCGCTAAGTCGGTTGTGGCCGATGCGGACACCATCCTAGTCCACAGCTCGGCAGATGCTGCGCTGCGCAAGACCACGATGGCGCAGCTTATGGGTAGCCCGCGAGGGATTGGCGGCACCACCGCTAACACGGGTAAGTTCACCGATCTAGAAGTAACTGGGCAGTATAAGAGTGCCGTCACCGCCGTTTCCGCGCTAGATGTGGATTGCGCCCTCGGCAACTACTTTACCAAGACGATTAACGGCAATAGCACCTTCACCTTCAGCAACGTGCCTTCCGGGGCTTATGCGTTCGCTTTGGAGGTGGAGAATACCTCGGGTACCATTAGTTGGCCCGCAGCCGTTAAATGGCCTAATGACACGGCCCCCACCCTATCTACGGGCAAGACCCACCTATTCATCTTTGTCACCGACGACAGCGGAACTCGTTGGCGCGGGATGGCTCAAGTTAACTACGTCACTTAACCATGAGCGTCTTGTCGGAGCTTTTGTTTAACGCAGGCACTGGGGGGCTCTTTGGGCTCTTCGGTAGTGTAGCTACGTCCGTTATCCGAATCTGGGAGAAGAAACAGGATAACAAGTTTGCGCTAGATATGCTTGATAAGCAAGCTGCTAGTGCTGAGGCACTTGCGGCATGGAATGCATTTACGGCGTCACAGTCCACATCCGCAAGCGACATGAACGAGAAGGTGGCACCGTGGGCGGCAAACATCCGCGCCGTCACCCGCCCCTTCCTTACCATCGGCCTAGTGATTGGCTCCTTTGCCAGCTTCTTCCTGATCGAAAATCAATACCTCAAGGGGGAAGCCATCCAGAGCTTTATGATGCTGGCGGGTACGTCAGTTGCGTGGTGGTTCGGTAGCCGCATGACTAACATTATTCGTAAATGATTATTGATAACGACGCTATAAAAGTGCTGGCCGTTACGATCGGCGGCACCGTGGGAACGATCACCCTTACGAACGTAAACCAATTGGCCGCATTTATTTTGGTTTTGTTGTCGATTGCCTATACCGCGGCTAAACTGATTAAACTGATTAAAGACAACAAATGGCAATAAACAAGAAATCCATGAAATGCAACTCGCCCCGGCGCGAGGTAAAGGGCGGTAAGAAGTTTGTGGTTAAAGCCTGCCAGAATGGACAGGAGCGCATTGTCCGCTTTGGGGATGCGAACATGACCATCAAGAAGAACCAGCCTGCCCGGAAGAAAAGTTATTGCGCTCGTTCCGGCGGCATCAAGGGTACTAGCAACAAACTTTCCGCTAACTATTGGAGTCGGCGCGCTTGGGACTGTTAACCATGAAGGAAGACAAGAACCGTTTAATGAAGCAGGAGCGTATACTCTATCGCCGCATGAAGGAGGCTGAGGAGGCCATCGAAGATGCGGAGGAAATGATGGGAACCGAGGAGAACTATAAAATGAACTGCAAGAAGCGTAATTGCGAGACGGGGAAGCGTAAAAGCTGCAAATGAAAAGAAAAAGTACAGTAAACTCTTCCGGGGTGTACACCCAGCCGACCATGCGTAAGCGGCTCTTTGAGTCGATTAAGGCTGGTGGCAAGGGCGGTCGTCCCGGCCAATGGTCTGCCCGTAAGGCGCAGATGCTGGCTAAGAAGTACAAGGCTAAGGGTGGCGGCTACCGTACCCCCAAGTGAAACCCCAGCAGCGCAGCCTAGCTGACTGGACTCGCCAGAAGTGGCGTACAGCGTCCGGCAAACCAAGCCTTAAGACAGGAGAACGCTATCTCCCTGATGCTGCGTGGAAGAGCCTGAGCCCCGCCGAGAAGGCCGCGACCAATAGGGCTAAGCGCAAGGGAATGAAGGCTGGTAAACAGTTTGTTAAGCAGCCCAAGAACATTGCTAGGAAAACCGCTAAATATCGCTAACCATGCCACTCACCAAGAAGGGTAAAAAGATTAAGAAGGCCATGATGGAAGAATATGGCAAGAAGCGCGGGGGGGCGGTATTTTATGCGTCCCGCAACAAGGGCACCATTTCTGGCGTCGATTACAAGCGGCGTAAGATGAAGTGAGTGTAGCCAGAGGATAGTGTAAACTATCGCCTATGGCTCGTTACAGCACTTACTCGGCACGCGATACGCAGGTTGCCGAGCAGGCCGACGTTGGCTTTTCTAAGTTCAACAATCGCCTGCGCCCCGACCAGTTGCAAGCTGGTGAACTTGCTATGTCCATCAATGGACGGATGAACGTGGATGGGACGTGGCAGGTGCGTCCCGGCATTGATGCCTTTGGCCCCGAGATTGGCGTAGTGGATGAGGCTCTCAGCCTGCCATTCTACGTCTGGCCGCAAGTGACGATTAGCTCGGCCACCCGATCTGGCACTACCGTCACGATTACAACCTCCAGCAGCCACGGTTTTTCGTCGTCCTATGCTGTGGCGATTGTGGATGTTGGCCCCGGCACGGTGGACCCTAACGGCAACCAGACCATCACCGTTACTGGCAATACGACGTTTACCTATACCATCACCGGAGCTACGGGCAGCGAAACCTACTCGGTTAGCGGCACCTCCAAAGCTGGTGGAGCTATTGTTGGAACAAGCAGCATCAACGGAGCTTTTGGTTCCTGTCTGTTCTCCAACCCCGCGTCCAACAACGACGAGTACATTATCCTATCTTTGTTCTCCAGTGCCATTGCCATCAACATGGCGACCAAGGCGTCTACGACGATTGAGTACCCGGCGGGTATCACCATCACCAGCGCGGTGAATATGGTGCAGGCATTCAACAAGGTGTTCATTTTCCGCGACGGGCTAACGGCCCTAGAGTGGAACGGTAGCTTCAGCGGCAGCCCAGCCTTTACGAAGGTAGCCAATGGAGACTATGCTTCATCCACCTATTTGGATGCATCGAATAACACGGTGATTGCGGATGGCATCGCTACTGTGAGCGAGACCTCCCACGGACTGAGTGTGGGCGACATCGTGTACGTCGTGGATAACGGCACTACGGCCCTCTCAGAGGCCAACCCCTATACGGTGGCTACGGTGGCTAACGCCAACACGTTTACGTTCTACGCAGACGTAGTGGACTCGGCGGCGGCCAAGGTGATTTACGCCAAGAAGCAGCCCTCCCAGCTAGGGTTTACGCATATGCCCGCGCCCCCGTGGGGCGTCTACCACCAGCGGCGCATCATTGTCCCCTACTACTACACCACCTCTGGTAGCAGCGGCAGCGAGACAATTACGGATCGCAACGTCCGCGACGAGATTCTCCTGTCGGACGTTTTCGACTCCAACACCTACGACCGCATCCAGAACCAGCTAAAGGTGACGGCGGGCATCGCTGACTATCTCCAGTATGTTCACCCATTTACTGAAGATAATGCTGTCATCTTCAACCGCAACTCCATCCACCTGATGCTGGGGTTGAGCGGGTCTATTGCTGACATTGCCCTGAAGGAAATCACCCGTGAGGCAGGCTTGGTGGCGCGGAAGAGCGTTGCTACCATCGGCGACCGCATCTTCTTCCTGTCCGACAACGGCGTTTATTCTACGTCGTTCCAAGACCTGTACAACCTCCGTGGCGCGGGGCTCCCTCTGTCCGACCCGATTAACCCACTAATCAAGCGGATTAACCCCGACTACGCTTACAACGCCGTAGCCGTCTACCACGACAACCGCTATTGGATTGCCGTGCCGCTGGACAACAGCCCGCGCAACAACGCCATCCTCATCTACAACCTGCTCAATCAAGGCTGGGAGAGCTTGGACATCATCGATCAGAGCGGCTGGGACATTAGCAATCTCATCGTGTCGGGCACCAGCGGGATTAACAAGCTATACGCCGTCAATCGCTTTGGCGGGGTTCATGCCCTTGATGAGCGTTCCGATTCCTTCGACTACATCTACACCCGCCCGGGCGGTGATGCTGTCTCTGTAGCCATTGCCTCTGAGGTGGTGACCCGCCAGTACATCTTTGATGATGTAAGCCGCAAGAGCTTCAATGCTTACGAGATTCATGTTGAATCTTCCGATCAGGAACCTAGCGATGCGGACATTACGATGATTTCCGAGAACATCGACAAGGAAGCGGAGATGTACAGCCTAGCTGAGAGCTTGGAGGAAGACCTTCCTATTAGCGAGGACAGCTCTGTGCGCGGGCGCATTGGCAACATCCGCGCCTACGGGATGCAGCTAAAGTTTGTTCCAACTAAAGGTAGGCCCAAGTTGCGTATGGTTAAACTTGAGGCTTCTCAAGCATTTAGGTCTGTGACAGAAGCTAGTTAATGAAACCGATTTATGAGGCTAAAAAAATAGCCTTAGAGGCTGGCAAAGACTTTGAGAAGGAGTTGGCGTTTTATTTAGAGCACGGTGGCGTAATAAGTCTTCCAGATAGGTTTATTATGGGCCGCGCAATTCAGCTTAGTCTTGGCGACGAAGTTATTAACCCACCCAATCCAGACTGCTGGTATGTTCATTGTGCGGTGGGAAAAAACTCTGTACTGTGGTTTTGTAACCAAGCCCCGTTTAGGCTTCCCCATTTAGCTTGGCGTAGGAATAACGATCCGAGTGGTACACTTAGGGTGTACAATACCGATACTGTTGAAAGGCTTGCGCGTTTAATTTAATTAAATACCATGGGTTACCCTAAAGCTCCTCCTGCTCCTCCGCCTGTTGATCCGGGCAAGTCAGCACTAGATTACATTACTTCAATGGCCGATCCGGCCTTGCAAGCAAAGCTGCTTGGCGCGGAACAACAGTTTCGTCCTGAGTACACCAAGCTAAACCTTCAAGAGCTTTATGACTATGCTTTTGGTGTTCCGGGATCGCAGGAAAAAATTGATGCAGAGGTAAAGAAACTTGGGGAAACCCTTGGCCGTGCTCCTACGGCAGAAGAAATAACCAAGATTACTAGCGCGGCAAGGACGCCGGGAACGCTAGACATGCTTGGTGATACTACGAAAATTCTTAGCGGCATTGATGCTGAAGCTAATACTTTTCTTCGCACGGCGGAAATTGCTGACATTGAGAAACTTAGTCCCCGCGCTAGAGATGCTTTTAGGAAGGCAAACCCAGAAGCGTTTGATGCCTTAAGCAAGGCCGCTGAGCTTACTGGCAAAACTGACTTTTATAAAGACTTAGAAAAGGCAATGGCTAATCGCCGTATTTTTGGCGATATCGACATTAGCCCAACGGAAACCGCCTTGATTGGAGGCATGGACCCGTTGAATTTGGGTGGCTACACCGCAGAACGCTCCATTGCACCC